CTACTGAATTAGTCAGATATATTTTTATGGTTGCATCAGCTTCAGAAATTTTTGCATTATATCTATCTTCTAATGCAGTAATTAAAACCATTTTAAGACTCATAACAAATCTATATATCAAAAATAAAAAATTGCAACTCTATATATAAGGTGGATATATGTCTTTTATTTTGCCTTCGGCTTTCAATTTTTTTAAATCGCCCTTGGTCATTTTAGAATAGTTAATTCTTTTTGCTAAAATTTCTCTTTCTTTTTTAGTTATATATTTATTTATAAAGTTTCTAATCCATTGCCACATTATTTTTTACCTCCGTTACGGAAAATTTGTGTTCCCTTAATTCCATAGATGCTGGCTACGACCAAAATCCACAAATTTGTAAACCAGGATGGGAGCTGCGAGAACATCTCGAAAAACAATTTTACTTTGTCCATCGCTGTTGGATCATCTGATATGACTGCCCAGGCCAAAATTACTACGGGCAACGACAAAATTATGAGAACTGCCTCGTCCTTCCAGTCTGACTGTCGGGCTTCTAAAAGTTTACCTTGGTACTGCTCCTCTCCTCGAGCCATACGATCAGCATGTAAAAGTTGAGCTTCTGACATTGCCATCTTAGTCCTTTGCTTGTTAGCATAAATTTTTGATCCTGCATTCATTGCAAGTTTAATAGCTGATAACCACATTATTTGTGTCCTCCTCTTTTCATTTTAACTGGAGGTACTTGTGGGTTTGGTCCTCTTTTGGGTGGTGGACCATAACTTACTCCACCAGACAAACCTCCAACATTATATGATTTAAATTTAAAAAAATTATCTTTTGGATTTATTAGAGTTGTATCAATTGCTTTCGTAGCTTGAATAGGTAATATTTTTTTTTGGCTTACCATTCCATCTCCTCCATCTTTAATTTTATTATTTTTAGTTTTATTATTTTTTCCATAACCCATTGAAGTCCCTGTGTCTAAAATTTTCGAAGACAAAGCACCAGCAAGAGGTATACCAGAAAACATCAAACCATATTTCAAAGCTTGTCCACCTAGACTTGTACTTGGAGAAATAGTTTGTCTTCCTTTTACATTTTGTTTATTAAGTCTATCTCTAGATTCTTGTGTTAAAATTGTTTTTTTTTCATATTGTAATGATGGATTTCTTCCGTCTCCTCCACCAAAATTTTCTTTTCCAAAATCTGCTGAAGAGGCATCCTTACCACCTCTAGCTTTTAGAACTCTAAATTTTCTTCTCATTATTTTTTAGCTCTCTTCCTAGCTATCTCAACTTTTGCATCAGCAATTCTAATTCTTTCTGCTGCTTGATCTTCATTATTTTCTAATTTCATTTTTTCAATATCTAATCTTTCATCTATTTCATTCTCTCTAATTTCATTAGACATCATATCTTGTTCTGTTTTTCTTTGTAAATCCATAGCTCTTAAATCAAGTTCTCTTTGTTTTAACATGACAAGAGGATCTTGTTTTTGTCCCATAGCTTCACTTTGAGCTAATTCAATTGTCAGTTCAGCAACTCTTTCTGCAATCATTGCATTAATTTCAACTTGGGCCCCTTGAGGATCTCCTTGTAATTTCATTTGCATTGAAGGATCATCTGCTATTAAAGCTCCAACTTCTCCTTGAGCTTTCAATGAAACGTGTTCAGATATATGTGCTTGTAATGCAGTGTAAACTTGTGGATTAATTTGTACCATTCTTGTAGACATAAAAGCTCTATGTGCATTAATATGTGCATCATGATCTTGATCTGGAAAAGCTTTTAAAGGTTTCATAGCTAATACATCCATATTCTCTGTTGCTGGGTCTTTAGGCACTGCTTTTTCTTGTGGTTTTAAAATTTGATCTATGTCTTGTGTACCTAATGCTTCATAAACTCTACGATATGCTTCTCTTAAATTGTGCATCATAGGGTTTGACATAGCAATCTTTAAATTTTCGTTAGCTAAAGTTACTCTTTGTGCCATACTCATGATATTAGGGTCGGCAACTGGAATAACATCCACTCTATCATCGAAATCAGTTTGTTTTACGGCTTGATCTGCACCATATACTGAATATGGGTAGATTGGTGGTAGATATGTACCAAATACTTTTGATAAAAGTCTAAATTCTCTTCTCATTGAGTAATAACATCTCTTGTGTATAGCACTCATGACTCTCGAACCTCGTTCCAACAACGAAACAGTGGTACCAACAGCTCTATTTTGTAAATCATTACCAGTATCCATGTTAGTTATAGCTGCAAACTTCTGTCCAGCTTGTACAACAAAGCCCATTAGTTGGTATAATGTAGCCGATGGTTCTTTAAATGGTAAAATTTGAAACTGATCTTTAATATTTCCACCCGGTGCATCTACATCTCTGAACTCTCCTGGTTGAAATGGTTGGTCATCATCTCTAATTCTTATACCTCTAGACTTAAATCCAGCTGGTAAGTTAGATAATGTACCTGCATCAAGTAATTGTCTTAGTGATTGAGTAGCAGTTCTACTTAATCCACCTATCATATGAGTTAATCCAAACCCATAAAAACCTAATCCTGGTAAAAATTTAAAATGTACAAAGTATTCTTTTCTTTTTGCACTTTCATCTCCAATATCATAATTTCTATATATAGATAAAATTTGTCCAGAGCCTTCATCAATTGTTACGATGTAAGGAACCTTAACTTGTTTTTCAGGATTTTGCATTTCAAATTCTTCTAAATTACAATCTACATGCATTTCTAAAATTGAAAAAGAATATTGTCTATCGCCACCCGGTGTTATTCCTTCAAGCTCTTGATATTTTTTTTCAATTTCAGTTGGACCCTTAGAAGTAGGTTTAAGTTCTACATCTCTATAGAATCCTGCTTCTTGTTTTTTTAATATTTCATTCTCTCCCATTTTAATAACATGTGTAATTCTTTCACAATCCATTAAGTCAGTTGAGTAATATGGAACAACTAAATCTTCAGCTGGTATAAATTTTGAAACAGCTCTTTGCATAACTTCATCGTAATAAACTTTTTTAAATGCAGATCCTGCTAATGCTAAGTAAAATAATAATTGATCAAACTCTGGAGTATACTCCTCCATTTTTTCTGTAATCATATAGTTCATAAAATCTTGAACTCTTTGTGCTTGATTAATTTTTTCATCATCTTCAACACCAAGAACTCTGGTTCTAACTGGTCCTGATGATGGTAATAATTCTTTATAGGCTTGTGCTTGGAAGGATGTAACTGCTTCACTTAATAATGGATGAGTAACTGAAGCTGACCCCCTAAATGGTCTAGTCATTTCTCTTTGATTGAGTCCCAATAAATCTAAATTATTAGTATATGAAGTTTCCCAATCTTTTCTTGAAACTCTATCTTTCTTATAGTCGTCAAGCAATTGATTTGACATTCTTTGTAGAACCTCATCGGACATATCCTCTGCAATATTTTTATAAAAATTATCTGCAGCATCTACAATTTTATCCATTTCGTTTGAAGCAACTGAACCTTCAGTTTCAACTTCAACGTCAACTTCTTCAGTATCAGGAGTTATTAAATCCTCTACAATTGCTTTATCGACTTCAGCCATTAGTAAGTTTTTGTTTTTAGTACACCATTTAATTTAGTTTTAACACTAACACCACCAGAAGCTTTAATCATTCTTCCAGATTTAGCACCTAAACCAAAACCAAAATCATATTCTTGTCCTTTTTCTCTTGGCATAGTAGGCGATAACTTACCTTCTTTTTTTCTTTTCTCAACTGCCTTTTTAGATTTTTCTAATCTTTTTTTGATTGGGGCAGCGATATCTGCTCTTTCTCTTGGGTTTGCCTCATAGTCTACACCCGTAGCCATTTGTGGAGCACCCATCATAGTTTTACCTAATTGCATTGAATCTGTTTTTCTTCCTTGAGTTCTGTCTCCTCTGACTTTCATTTTATCTCTTCGTTCCATTGGAGTAATACCACTTGGTCTACCCATTGTTCCTGCTAATACACCAGCACCTATAAGAGCTAATGCTTTATTTCTTCTTGATTTTCTTGACATATGTTCTCCTAATAATATACGTATTTTCTTCTCTTATAATTTTCAACCTCATCCTCGTCAGAATAAGTCTTTATAAAAGAACCTTGTCGGTATCTTAACATAGCTTGTGTGGTACTGTCCACATAATCGTCATACTCTCCATGAGGGAAAGCTGCACATTCTTCGATTACTTCTTCTGCCCAATGTTCATCTCTTGGATAATAAACTTGTCCAGACTCGAATAACGGAGCACATGCATTTACTCTTGAATGTTTATCTTGTCCACGTCCAGGTGTGTAATCCATAACTGGTATACCCATTCTTCTAAATTCTTGTAATAAACTTTGACCTGAAGCTTTTGCTTCGATGATAACTGTCTCTGGCTGCCAATATTTATATTGGTCGAGTGCTACCATTTTTAATTCTGGAAAATCATACTTACCTTTAATTGCATCAATTAACATAATAGCATCTGGTTCAGATTCGTGAGGCGTGAATATTCCCCATGTGGTAATAGCAGAATAATCGGCAGTTTCTTTTTTACTGAATGCCGTGTCGTAAGATTGTATAACATGTTTTAAAGTCGGAAGGTCCTTGGCCCACGGAACCCACCAATCTCTTTTTAAGATTGCTCCTTCTTCTGATGTTGGATTCTGCATGTATTGTGCAGACCAATTTCTAATTGATATTGACGCTTTAACTTTTTCCAGTTCATCTAGTTCCCAATACTCAGGCCAAACTGGTTGTACGTTTTCATCTTCTCCAATTAGAGCTGGAAAAGAAATTTTTTCCCACTTATCTGCTTTAGGTTCAGATTCTGATTTTATCAATCGACCAGTTAAATCATCTTGAGCCCATCTTGTCATTACAAGTACGATAGAGCCTCCCGGTTGTAAACGTTGTCTAGGACCAGACAAGTACCAATCAAAAGTTCTTTCCATCGCACTATCAGATAGTGAGTCTTGTTCCGTATGTGGATCATCAATAATAAGTAAGTCCGCCCCTCGTCCTGTGATAGAACCGCCAACACCCGCTGCAAAGTATTCCCCACCTTGATTGGTCTCCCAACGTCCTTTTGCCTTACTATCTTCTCTTAGTTTAACATCTCCAAAGATTTGTTTATACTCTGGACTATCAATTAAGTTTCTTACCTTAGCACCAAATCTACCAGAAAGTTCTGCGTTGTGTGATACTTGCATTAATTTCATTTTAGGATTCTTTCCAATCATCCATGCGGGAAAGTATATAGATGCAAATTCAGATTTAGTGTGTCTTGGAGGCATATTAACAATAAGCCTTCCTTTTTTATTTTTAGCTATCTTTGTAAACTCATGTGCTATGTGTTGATGATGACCCCATTTATCTGGATTACTATCAGTTCTACAAATAAAATCTGGCCAAACATTCTTTACAAAATACAAGAAGTTGTCCTGACATAATTTTATATGTTGAAGCCACACTTTTTCGAGCCTCTTTCGTAGTTGATCAGTGGTCATTAAATCTGTATTAGTCATATACATTTACTATACCTTCGGGTCCCCAAAAAAGAAAGCCCTTTCATCACAAAGCCAACTACTTCTATCTGTCATACAGGTTATAGGTAAAAGTTAAATAAGTATGCAAAATTTTTCGTAAAAAAATTTTATTTTTTTACTTTTGATTTTTAGAATTTGATTGGGACCTCTAAGGGTGTCAA